AGTTGAAGCTGTGGGATACACTAATTTTGGGGTACCATATAATGGATACGGTGGAAACGGTGAAGGTAGATATATCCAATTAGTGGAACACCCAACAGGAACTTGGTTAAGGGCGAATGTGGTGAAGATGGGTGGACCAACATTGTCAATAGAAGATACTACAAGTATGCAATTGGTTAGTAAGTTGAAAAATGAGGTTACCTCGGGTAAACCAAATATGACTATTTTGTATTGGCTTGATGCGAAAAAGAGAAACGAAAAAGATTATTTCTATTCTACGGCTTTCAATTTATCAAAAGTAAATGTTGATAATTTATTTAAAAATAGTGTATCAACAACATTCTATAATCCCTTAGAAAAAAAGGGTCCGTTTAAAATAACACATGATTTTTCTATAACTAAAGAAGATTATAACGCTATACCACAAACAATAAAATTAAATGGTCCAATTGACATAGGTCCAAATAGAGAAAACTCAGGTATTGCATTGTCAGGTGCATTAATGAAGAAATTGGGTGTAAAAGACGGAGATGTGGTATATTTTTGGGTAGATTACAAATAATACCTATTTATTGGATATTTATACATATAAAAGTCATTTTATGGATAATACAAAATTGAAAAATACTATGGACCAATTTTTAAACCCGAAAAAGGTTAAAAGTGTGTCAAACGATGGTATGGAAAGAGAGGAATGTGATTTAGTAACAGGAGAATGTTACACCATTAGAGAAAAAGACGGAATTGTTGAAAGAATAAATAAAAGATACATCACCCAAGATGGTAGACAATTATTACAAGATTAATACTATGTTAGAGAAAAAATTATTAGAAGAAGTAAATCGTTACAGAGAAATTAACAAATACACTCAAAAAATGATTATGGAACAAGAAGTTCCACCAGCACCTGAGGTTGCACCTACCGATGTTCCACCTGCACCTGAAGAGGCACCAGCTGACGCACCTGTAGATGTTCCACCAGTGGAAGCACCTTTGGATTCACCTTCACCTGAAATGGATTCTACAGAGGAAATTGATATTACTGATTTGGTGAACATGACTAAAAACATTAAAAATGATTTGGACAATAACAAACAAGATAACAGTATGGTTATTGGAAAAATGGATGATGTTTTTACTAAGTTAACCGATTTAGAACAAAAACTTGCTCAGATGGACCAAGTAATGGCAAAAATAGATGAATTAGGGTCTAAAGTGGAACAAATGAAACCTGAAACTCCACAAGAGAAATTGGAAATGCGTTCTTTAGATTCTTATCCATTCAACGAAAAACCTACAGAGTTTTTTGCGAGAAAACAAGGTGAAATGGAAATGTCTGGTAAAAACGAATATGTATTAACTAAAGACGATGTTGAGAATTATTCAAACGATGAATTAAAAACATCATTTAACCCACAAGCACAAGAAGATGAATTTAAGTTCTAATGTAAATTTTTTATTAGGTCTACAAGTTCAAATGAAGGTTAATCATTGGCAAACCAAAGGGTATGCTAGACATCAAGCTTTTGGTGGATTCTACGATGCTTTAGATGGATTAATTGATACTTTTGTAGAATCTGCAATGGGAAAATACGGTAGATTTGTATTAGATGAGGAAAACAAAACAATTCAATTAAATAATTTATCTGATATTGATATGAAAGGTTTAATTGTAACTGTTAGAAAAGCACTTGTACAGATGGAATTAGATAGTTCTGATACCGACTTATTAAATATTCGTGATGAAATGTTAGGAGAAGTAAATAAATTATCTTATCTTTTAACATTAGAATAACAAAAAAAAATACTTATAAAATAGTTTAACCCAGATTTCCAAGTCTGGGTTTTTTTATGTATATTATCTGTATAAATGATTTTTTAATTTAAATTTTAATTTTATGTCTACATTTGATGCAGTACTTGCACAGTACGAGAAAAACAAAAACGCCGCAAGCGGTAACACAAACAAAGTATCCCAAGAGGATAGAATGAAGAAGTATTTCACAACAGTACTTCCAAAAGGTTCAAAAGGTGAAGAAAGACGTATTCGTATTCTTCCTACAAAAGATGGTTCATCTCCATTCGTTGAGGTGAAATTCCACGAAGTTCAAGTTGATGGTAAATGGGTAAAGTTGTATGACCCAGCACAAGAAGGTAAACGTTCCCCATTGAACGAAGTTTATGAAGCACTTATGGGTACAGGTGTTGAATCTGACAGAGAAACAGCACGTACATATCGTCCTCGTAAATTTTATATTGTTAAAGTAATTGACAGAGACCACGAACAAGACGGTCCTAAATTTTGGAGATTTAAACACAACGCTAAAGGTGATGGTGTAATTGATAAAATCTTCCCTATTTTCCGTAACAAAGGTGATATTACCGACCCTGAAAAAGGACGTGATTTGATTTTATCTTTGACTCTTACAAAGGCAGGTACAGGTAAAGAATATACCGTAATTAACTCAGTACTTAACGAAGACCCAGGACCACTTCACCAAGACGCAGATGTTGCTAAATCTTGGATTGAAGATGAATTGACATGGTCAGATGTTTATTCTAAAAAGGGTGAAGATTATCTTGAAATGGTAGCAAGAGGAGAAGTTCCACGTTGGGATAATGATTCCAAAAAGTGGGTTTCAAACTTAGTTGCTGAAGAAACAATAGGAGGTGGTTCATCAAAACCAACATCAGTTGTTGACCCACAAGAAGACGACGATGTAGATGGAGATTTACCATTTTAATCACTAACGGAGGGGTGGAGATAACGTCAGAAACCCCATTTTTAAATTTAATATTATGGCAGGTATAAAAAAGACCGATTTTTCGGCAATCAAAAAGAAGTTTTCAAAAGAGGCGGAATACAAAGCTGACCGTTTCTTTGATTTGGGTGATGCGTTTTTAGACGCAACGGGTATACCTGGTCCGGCTATGGGACATTTAAACATGTTTTTAGGTCATAGTGATACAGGTAAAACAACCGCCTTAGTGAAAGCGGCTGTAGATGCACAGAAAAAAGGTATTCTTCCGGTTTTCATTATCACAGAACAAAAGTGGAGTTGGGACCATGCTGAATTAATGGGATTCAACAAAGAAGATGATTTTTACTTATTCAATAGTGATTTTGAATATATCGAACAAATTACGGATTTTATTAATGAAGTATTGGATGCACAGGAAAAGGGCGAAATTCCACACGATATTCTTTTCCTTTGGGATTCAGTTGGTTCAGTTCCATGTAAAATGACTTACGATGGTAAAGGTGGTAAACAACACAATGCATCTGTTTTAGCCGATAAAATTGGTATGGGACTAAATCAAAGAATTTCAGGTTCACGTCGTTCAGATAAAAAATTCACTAATTCATTAATCATTGTAAACCAACCTTGGGTAGAATTACCTGACAATCCATTTGGTCAACCAAAAATTAAAGCAAAAGGTGGTGAGGCAATTTGGTTAAACTCAACTTTAGTATTCTTATTCGGTAACCAAAAAGGTGCCGGTACAACTAAAATTTCAATTACTAAAGATAAGAGAAAAGTTAAAATTGCAACAAGAACAAAAATCTCTATCATGAAAAACCACGTAAATGGTTTGGGTTATGAAGATGGTAGAATCTTAGTTACTGCTCATGATTTCATGAAAGGTAGAGACGATGTAGAAGAAAAGAAAAGTATTGAACAATACAAATCCGAACACGGAGATTATATCAGTAAAATGTTAGGCGTTAACGTTACAGACGCAGAAGATATTGAAGTTGTAACTGAGGATGAGTAATATGATAATTATAATTATTAAATGTCTGTTTTATTAGTAGATGGTGACAATTTACTTACAATTGGTTTCTATGGTGTTAAGAATTACTTCTATAAAGGCACACACATTGGAGGTATCTACCATTTCCTTAATACTCTTAGGAGAGCGTTTGAAATCTATCATTTAGATAAAATCGTTGTTTTTTGGGATGGAGATAATGGATCCTTAAGTAGGAGAAAAATTTATTCTCATTACAAAGAAAATAGACGTTCTAGACTAAGGTCCGAAGAAGAACTTTTCTCATACAATTACCAAAGAGATAGAATTAAACAATATCTTGAAGAGTTATACGTAAGACAAGGTGAATTTGAATTATGTGAAACCGACGATTGTGTTGCTTTTTATGTACAGAATTCCAAAGATGAAAATATTATAATTTATTCATCCGACGGAGACTTAACACAATTAGTATCTGAAAATGTAAAAATATACAATCCTTCTCATGGTAAATTATATAAACAAAATGACATGTTTATATATGACAAAGAAGAGATTTTAATTGAAAACATCAAAGTTGTAAAGATGATGTGTGGAGATTCTTCAGACAACATCGCGGGAATAAAAGGGATGGGTGTAAAACGATTTTTATCTTTATTTCCCGAACTTAAAACACAACCATTATCATTAAAAGAAATAAGGGATAAGAGTGAGGTTTTATTTGAACAAGATAAACACAATAAGTTAGTAACAAATTTAATTACTGGTGTCACAAAACACGGTGTTTTTGGTGATGAATTTTTCGATTTGAATAACCGTGTTGTAAGTTTAGACGAGCCTTTTTTAACCGAAGAGGCGAAAGAAATCATATTATTATTAATAAATGAAAATTTAGACCAAGAAGGTAGGTCGTATAAAAACGCGATGAAAATGATGACCGACGATGGTATATTCAATGTATTACCTAAATCAGACGATTCATGGATTAAATTTTTAGACCCCTTTCTGAGATTAACAAGAAAAGAAAAAAATAAAATAAAAACAAAACCAATTAAAATTAAATCAAATGATTAGAGAAAACCAAAATCAAGAAAACATCACGAAATTCGAGTTTTTATTGTCTTTAGAAGGTAACATTGTATGTCAAAGATATTTCAATGTAAGAGACCATTATAAGCAATCAAGAAGTTCAATGGACCTTCACTATTATGTAAAAAATATTTGTGACCAAATTGAGGAAGATTTGAAAATAAAAAGTTCCAATTATCTATGTGAAAATCTAAATTATATCCTAAATTCCGAAAATGTGGAAGATAAGTTAGATGAAGAAAAAGAGCATTTTTTGTTGGAAATTAAGATGGGTGACGACGTATTTATTTCAAGAATATTTCCCGCATATCCTTATCACCCAAAGGCAAGGTATACGGTAGATATTCGTCCAAAATTGAAGATCATTTTGTCAGACTTAACTGACATTTTATCTTCAGATGATTTGGAGACAGTTTATCTAAATCATGATTTAAGTTACAAAAACTAATATATTTAAAAATTTATGGAAGAAAGGAATTTTGGTTATTTAGGATTTTCATTTCAACAGTCACTTATTAAAGCGATTGTTGAAGATAAAAAATATGGTGAAACAATTATTGATGTTATTGAAAGTAAGTTTTTTGATAATAATTCTTTTAAGTTTATCATGGAAAACATGAAGGAATTATATAAAACTTATAACAAAATTCCCGATTACAATACGTTGGCACAGAAAATTATGGCCGAAGGTGCTGGTACACAAACAGCTAAAATTAACATAGACACTTTAGAGGCAATAAAAAATAACGAACAACAAATTGAGTATGTTAAAGACACGGCTTTAAACTTTTGTAAACAACAAAACTTAAAAAGAGAGTTAAAAAGTGTACAGAGTATAATTGAGAGTGGTGAATTTGAGGCTTATAATAAAATCGAACAAATCATTCAAAAGGCACTACAAGTAGGTATTTCGAATGATGAAACAACCGATGTATTCCACGGAATTGACGAAGCTTTGGAACAAGATTTTAGACACCCACTACCAACAGGAATTGTAGGTATTGACAATCTTCTAAAAGGTGGGTTGGGTATTGGTGAATTAGGTGTTGTATTGGCACCAACTGGAACGGGTAAAACAACTTTATTGACAAAATTTGCAAACACTGCTTTTAATTTAGGTTATAATGTTGTACAGATATTTTTTGAAGACAATCCGGGTAATATAAAAAGAAAACATTATACAATTTGGTCTGACATTGCACCTGACGAACAACCTGAATTTAAAGATGAGGTTAAGAAAAAAGTGGATGAAGCACAATCTCGTTCAAAAGGAAGTTTAAAACTTTTAAAACTTGCAAGTGATAATGTTACAATTTCTGAGATTAAAAATAAGTTAAGAAAAATTAATTCAGAAAGTACAAATAAAATTGATTTACTTATCATTGACTACGTTGATTGTATTTCATCTGAAAAATCAACAAACGGTGAAGAATGGAAAGGTGAGGGTTCGGTGATGAGAAGTTTAGAATCAATGACCACTGAGTTTAATATGGCAATATGGACAGCAACACAAGGTAATCGTGAATCAATTTCGTCTGAAGTTGTTACAGGAGACCAAATGGGTGGTTCAATTAAAAAGGCACAAATTGCACACGTTATATTATCTATTGGTAAAACATTGGAACAAAAAGAACATAATTTAGCAACACTTACTTTACTTAAATCACGTATCGGTAAAGACGGTGTAGTATTCCAAAATTGTAAGTTCAATAACGAATATCTACTTATTGATACTGAATCACAAAATACACTTCTTGGTCATGAAGAACAAGAG